TATTAACTCATTTCTATCTATAACATCTGGTGTGTTATTTGTATCATCCATTACTACTTTAAAAGCATACAATCCTTGTCTTTGTTGTACTGATTCTAAATACGGGTTAACTTGTGTTAAGAAATTATTTCTTGTAGCTATTGTATTTTGTTCGAATACTAAATTATCAGCTATTTGAGTGATGTAACTCTTAAGAGCAATTAACAATCTTCTAACATTTACTCTATCTAAAGCACTTGCTTTTTTCTGTAATGTTTTCTGACCAAATACTACTACTCCACTTTGTGGGAACGTTGCAATTGGGTTAACATTTGCTTCATATAAAGTATCTCTATTACCCGAAGTTAATTTTCTTTCAGCTTTAACTACTTGACCTAATCCACCTCTAGTTAAACCTGCAGGTGCGAACCATGGATCACTTGAAGAATCTGTAAACGCAAATACTCCTGGTATAACTGTAGAAGCTGGTACCCATACTATTCTTGAAGTATCAGGATCAACTAACTGTAACCAAGGCCAGTACGTTGAAGTATATGAACTATCAAATGAACTAGCTTGACCTGTTACTTGTGCTACTGTTGCACCATAATTTCTTAGATCAATAACAGATAAACAATCTTGACGTGTTTCTGCTGTTGTTACTAGTAAGTTAACTTGTGAACTGTGTAAAGAATGAATTAATCCAGGGGCTGTTAACACATTAAACTGGTAATTATCTTTATTACTTAACAAATTAATTGAAGCTGTGTAATCTTGTGGGTGTATACCTTGAATATTAGTAGCTGTAATATTTTCATTAAATTTAGCTGCTTCCCCTGGGAATAAATCTCCAGTAGCGTTTTTAAATGAACCAGAACTTACTAAAGGTAAACTTCCTGTAAATTGATTTTTAGCATTTCCTGCATTATCAAAATATTCTGGGGTTGGGAGATTTACATTAGAAACATAAATATATTTACTTTTGTTAGTATAATTACCATTTTCTTGTAAATAATAATCTCCACCATCGTTTTGTATAGCAGAGTAATAAGAATTACCTATTGCTGCTTCTATATAATTAGGAGCTAATGGGTCTAATGATAAGTTATTAAAAGTTTCTAATATAGATTTATTATTATGTTTATCATCTCCTCTACGAACTGATAAACTAAATACACCTGAAGATGTATTTACAGCTGTGATTTCCCATCTAATATTATCAGCAGATCCACTTGCTAAGGCACCACCTGAAAGTGAAGAACCTGAGTTGTTCATAATTGCACCTTCAGAAATTGTACTTAAAGTAAATGGTACTTTATTAAGAATATTAGCTGCAGATAAGGTAACAATTATATCTGTACCATCTGCTTTATCACTTCCTAGGGATTGTGAAGTAAAAGTTACTTCTTCACCTGGCTCATATCCTTCCCCTCCAACTAAAGTAATAGTAGCAATACTTTCTGAAGTTGAAAAACTTGCTGTAAGTTGTAATCCTGTTCCACTACCATTAGAAGAAAAAGCAACAGCTTGTTGAGTACCACTAGGACCATTACCAGCACTAGAAGTAATATTAAAGTTATTGTTAAGCGTTAATGATGAAGTTGTTGTAATAGAACCTACAACACCACTTTCAGCTATTGCAAATAAATCAGCAGATTCTGCACTAGTGAATGAACCTGAAGTTACTCTAGTTACTAGTAAAGAATTTCCACCTTGTCTAAAGTAATTATTTGCTGCAATTTGGTTTAGGTAAGAGTGTTGTTGAGATCCAGATGTTACTGAACCACCAAAAATCGCTAAATACTCACTATATGAAGTTACTACTGTTGGTACTTCAACTGGTCCTTTAATGCTAGGTCCAATTATTGCTGCACCTACTTCTACAGGACCTTGAGTAATTTGAGATTGATCATTTTCTCTTGCTAATACTCCGGGAGATATTAATGTTTCTGCCATTGTTATATATTAATTAATATTATTTTTTATTATAAATATTAGAAACTATTTCAAAAATTTATTCTGATTTTGTAAATTCTCCAGTTTCTAAATCAATATTTCCATCTCCGTATTTTTCACTAAGTTCTTTGCCTATTTTATTATTTTCAACTTGAACTTCTTGAAGTTGGGAGAATATAGATGCTTTTTGAGCTTCTATTTGTCCTAAAGAAAAAATTAATTCATTTCCTTTAGTTTGTAATTCTTTTAATTTTTGTAACTCATTTTCTGATAACTTGATTTTACTCATTTTTTATATTTTTATGTATTATAGTTATAAATATGATTAGTTTTTTAAAAAACTATCTAACTCTACCATCACTATTAGGATTTTGAAAATTAGTAGGACTATTAACATTATCTATATTAGATACAGTTTCGGATGTAATAGTAACTTTAGATTTAGTATTATATTTTTTAATTGAATTCAGATCTTTTTGTAACACATCAGGAATAATATATCCTCTTAAATTAACATTAAAAGTACCTTTTACTAATCTATCTTTACCTGCAGTTAATTCTGTTGCCGTTGTAAAACTATCAATATTAGCTTTAAATTTAAATCTTTCAGGATTACCCCAATAAGAATCAGATGCATATTCTACAGACTCAATTACTTTATTTAACTGTTCCATGTAATAAGTTTGAATTATACAACTATATTCTAATGTTACAAAATCTGGGACAGCTATAGTTTGAAATTGTTTAACTGGTTTTCTATTATTTAATAAATTAAAATTAGAATAAGCATTTTTAGGGTTATATCCTTTTTCAAATGTACCATATAAATTAGGTTGATTAGCATCTAATTTATTATAGGTTGATCTATCCTTAGTAATTGTATCTCTTTTAATTACTATAATAGGTAACATTACTGCTCCATCGGCATCCCTGTAGTATCCATCTCTTTGGAATGATTTCCATCTTTCAGGTGAACCATAAATTACAGGGACTGTTCTTCTTTCTCCATTTTGGTAAACAAAAGGTTTAATTACATTATTAAAATAATAAAATACCGCTTCATCTAAATCTTGTATACCAATAGAAAAAGGTTTTACAGAATCATTTTTGGCACTAATTTTTGTTGATCTATTAAACTCTATTCCAGTTTGAGATTTATTAGGATTAATAGTTGCATTAGGGTTTCCTCTCTCCTTATCAAAAGCAGTTTGTTGAGAAATACTTATTTCTCTTTGTTTTTTAGGATATGGTTTAAAATTAGCCATTAAAATCTTTCTTTATAAGGTGATATTGCTACTTTATCTCTTGGTATATAATATGTTTCACAAATTATAGATAAATTGGCTCCAAAGTCTTCTAATCCTGGATTTAGTGGGTTTGGGGTACCATCTGAACTATTATTAGGATAATCTGGGTTTTTACCAACAAAGTATTGGTTTGATATTGTTCCACTTACACCATAGTAATCATTTTGGTATAATACTATATCACCTACTTCTGGTACTACATTAGCATCTACTAAATCTGCTCTTAAAAATGAAAATCTAATATTTCTAATGTATCCTATACCTAATTCATCTTCAGGATAATTTTGGGGTTGTCTTAAAATTAAGGTATTAAATAAAAAGGGCCCGTCATAAAATTTTTCACCTGAAGCTTCACCATATATGTTAGTAACAGTTTCTTCTAGTTTGTATTTATATATAGCAGCTTGTTGAGTAATTATATTACCCATTAATTCACGATTGAGATGTCTAACTAAACTAACATCTCTTTGTCGTCCAAACATTGCCATATTATCCTATATAAATTGTATACGGAACTTGTTTTAATTCCGTTTGTTTAAACTCTGCTTCTTGTGCTCGTCTTTCTAATAATGATTTACGAGAAGTTTCATCAAAATATCCTCTTAATCTTTCTATTAATGAAGATTTTTCTGCTGTTGCAGCTGTTAGCAAATCTGATTGGTTTAAAGTTACAGTAGAATCAGGGATTGGAATAGCACCATATTTACCTCTTACATATCCTAACATTTCTTTTACTAGAGCTAAAGTATACTCAAATATCCATTGACGTCCTACTGAATTTATTTTTTCGTAGGTAGGATTTTCATAAGGGGTATTAGATACATTAGTAACAATATCTCCACCTGCTACTCTTGAAGCATTTACCCTATCATCTCTTTTAATGTATTCATACCAAATTTTTCCACTACCTGTAGTTGGTATAGGAAATATTTTTAATTTGTTATTGCGAATTTCAAAGCTATAGTTAGATCTACGAACTTGGTCATTTATCTCGATTGCTTGTATTGCTTGTAAATCAAAATTTAGGGGCATCATTAAGAAATTAATAGCAGGACTCATACTACCAAACCCAAAACTATCAAACATATTTTGAGTACCAAATCCTGTCCCCACATAAGGGTCATAATATCTTGTAACTGCTGGGGATGCCTCATAAAATACTCTTTTAACTTCTATACCTAATGTTCCTCTGCCCCCCGGAGGGTCAGGAAGTAAATCATAATCTTGTACTGAGGCGGTTAAAGCTATAGATGCTGAATAATAGGTTACATTTCCTCCTGTTCCTGCTTCTACACCATATTGTTCTGTTAATCTTACAATAGGTTCAAAGTTTGGAGCTAATAATTGATTATTAAGTGTTACAGATTGATCTTCCCCCTCTAAGGATAATTGATTATCTCTAATTTGGTAAGCATATAATTCATTTCCATAAGTAGTTACTGCCTCTTCAAATGCAGCATAAAAGCTAATATCTTGAAGTTCTACATCAACTAAAGGATAGCCCAATCTTCGAGCACAAAAAACAGAAACTTTGTCGGCATCAGCTCTAA